TTATATTTAGCTTTAAGTTTTGTAAGAAATCCATGCCAGTCTTTATGAGCAAAGGGAAAATGTAAATCGCTGATAACCAAAATTTTAGAATTTTTCATATACCTATTCTGTTAGTTGTATTTGACGTTTTAAGCAATACTTACTTAGCAAGAAATATTGTAATTAAAGCCAACGATAAAGCACCAAGTCCACAAAGTATAGACCAGAATAGAGTTTCTAGTTTCTTTTCTAGCTTATATACTGAGCAACCAAGTAATTTAACTTCTCTCTTAATTCCTGTGATATGTCCCTTTAGAGATATTAGTTCTTCGTTCTGTGTTCTTGCCATTGTCGTTTAAACATTTACAAGACTTTAGCAAGACGCACCCACCAATCCAAAGTTTGAAAATGCACATTAAATATTGTGCAGTCCTTTTATCAGACAATTAAGTTTAGATAAAGTCTATTTATTAAAAGTCTTTTGTATGTCCGAATAGAAGTCTTTGTAAAACTTCTGAACATCTTTTAAATATGCTTCGTAGTTTTGTTTTAATTCTTCGTATGTCGGTAGTTTAAATGTAAACATTGTTATCTCCGTTTGTTAGAGAAGTAATATATATTGCGTTGCAACATATTTCAAGACTACTTAATGTTAAAATGTATTTTAATTGATTCTATAATGTATTTGGCGATTTCATACTTCCATTCTAAATATAATCCAAGAACTGTTCCTAGTATAAAATATATCATATTATTAATTTGTTAGATTTAGCCAAGTTATCAGATGGTGTTAAGTATTGCAAGTTCCAATGAACATGAAGTCCACAAACTATTTTGCTTCTTAATGGTATTATATGATCTACCTCATACCCTTTTGGACAATTTTTATAAACTTCTTTTATTTTGTTTAGATCAACCCATTTAGGAGTTGCATTGGTTTTAGCTGATCTTCTTCTCGCATTATCAAAATTAGTTTTCCATCTATTATTTTGTTTATATAATTTTTTAACTAATTTATCTTTTTCAAGATTATTTAATCTATATTCTTTACATTGAATAAGTCTTTTTTCTCTATTAGTGTAATAAAGGTTTTTATTTCTAGCTAATATTTTATCTTTATTTTTTGGATAGTATGCTTTTCTGTATTCTTTTAAATATGCCTTATAATAATCTGCACGTTTTAAAAATTTATTTCTTTTAGCACAATAAATTGAGCAAGATTTTGAATCAGATCTTTTAGGTATATATTCTGTTCTGCATTCAGGATTAGAGCAAATCATCTAGCTGTTGTAGGAATCCCTTTTGAAGAAACAAATGGACTGTCCGCAAATGCCATGTAGATATATGTGTAAGATGAATTATTCATAGCGGTTGAACTATGCCTTAATTTAAAACCATTAGATAAAAAATCAGTTTCAACGCCAGTTGCTTCAGCAGCAGAAAGATTTGGACTTAAATATAAATTTTCAACATTATTTGTGTTTCTTTTGTTATCAAGCATAAACCAATCTGTTCCTGTAACATAATTTGTATTTTTAACCATAACAAACGCAGGTTTAAATCCAGTATAGACAAATGTTCCATCAGCAGAACTATTACCAACATAAGAACCAAATTTACTAAATCCTTTTACTTCAGCAAAGCAGTAGGCGATATAAGTTACTGCACTTGAGTTTACAGTAGTACCATTTCCAACTGTAAATAATGTTGATGTTGGAGAAGTATTATTCCAAAAAATAATATTTGTAGATGCTGCGGTAGTATCAAATTGCATACCTTGTGTATTGCCTAATGAAGCATGATAAATTCTCCAATTAGATCCTACAGTTCTATTTCTTACAATCATCATTTTTGGTGTACTTCCTAAACCATGACCAATTGTAGCACCACCTGTTCCATTACCAGTATAACTTACAATACTAAATCCACTTGTTGTATTAGCTGATACTGTTGAAGTAATAGAACCTGAAGTGTTTGATACTGTTGTGTTTGCACCAAGCCAATTCCAAGCTACATAAGTTGCAGAAGAAGTATTTAATTGTGCTAAAGCACCAACAGTAAATCCATCAGAACCAAATGCTGTAAGTCCAGTTGCTTCTGTTGTTTCGGTATCTGTATTATTAGATTCTAATTGTTTTTGAACTCCTCTAACAGCATCATATAATCCATGATCTGTCGCACCTGATCTACCTTTAATCCAAACCAAGTCAGGTTTAAATCCAACTCCAGTTCTTGCATTAGAAGCACCCGTTCCTGTATAAAGAACTGTATTAAAATAACTAGAACCTTTATTGATCGTTGTATATGCCATAATCTATCCAAAGTTTGCTAAATTTTTAGTACAAAGTGCATAATAACCACTTGGTAATGCGTATGAAAAGTTACCATATCCAGCACCATCAGTATATGAATTAGCTGAGTAAGTTGGGTTGCCGAAATTTGCAGATACATTATTACCAGAAACTCCTGTACAAGAAAAAACAAAATTTAAATTTGAAGTTAATCCTGTAAATGCTGTTCCTTGTGATGTTCCATTTTTATAAAAAATTAATGTTCCATTAGTATTATCAAAAGCTACACCAATAATATCATTTGTTGTATAAGATGAACCATAAGCAACATCACCTGCTGAACTTCTTTTATTACCAGTACTTCTATAAGAATAACCTACATTTGCAGTTGAAAATGGAAATGAAGAACTATCCCAATTATCTTTAGCTAAAATTCCAATATCCATATTACCACTTACACCCAAAACTTTAAATTCAGCAAAAAAAGAACCACCATTAATTGCAATAGTTGAATTTGAAACACCAGCAGTACCAACATCTGTTGGAGAAGGATTTAAATTTCCTTCTGTAAGTGTGTTTGGTATTGTTAATCTATTATCTAAAGGATTAAATGTAGCAAAGTTATTTGTTGGTGTATCTGTGCTTTGATCTACTGAAGTTAGATTATTTACTGTGAATGTGTTTCCGTTTCCTGAAGAATCTGTACCAAGAGATGCTGAGTTTTTAAATTGTAGATTAAATCCATTAGTTCCATAAGTACCTGTGTATGCTTTTGGTTTCCATATTTCTGATAATGTATCTGTTTCACCGAATGATGATGGTGTTAATGCTTGACCATCAATGAAATAATATTCTGACATATATCCATCAAAATAATCGGTAGCAGAATTTACTCTGCGACTAATCATGTGGCTATTGTTTAAAGTTATTTTTGGATCTAAATTTAAAGATGGATATATAGCTGTGTCTAAAGCAGTTACTTGCGAACCATTTATATACATTTTTATTCTATTTGATGATGTTGCTTGTGTTGAATCAAAAGCAACTATTAAATGATACCAAGCAGACGTATCTCTAAGAACTTGAGTTGTTAATAATGAATATTCGTCCACAGCATAATCTGGTGTTCCTGAAATTCTAAATTTATCTGCACTTGTAATATCAATTACACCGAAACCATCTGTATTTGTTCCAGTTCCATTTCCAAATATGTTTTGTGCAACACCTAATTTTGATCTTTTAAGCCATACAGATAAAGTAAATATTCTTCTGCTTGTAGCAGTTCCAAATGTTCTGTTTAAATAATCTGAACTACCAGAATTAAATCTTAATGAGTTTTTAACTGTATAGCCACTTACAGAATTAGCACCTAAGATTAAAGGCATTTAGATTACCTCTTTAGGATATTCTGCTAATGGTCTAGTGTAGATTGGAGATTGCTCTGTGCCTGTATTTGTATATTCATACAATGCCTTCAGTTGTTCCACAGTAGTACAAGCATTTATTTGTGATTCTTGTTGATTGCTTACTATTCTTACTTCAGTTCTAAAATCTTGTATCTCTTGTGGTATTGCAGTTCCTGTGTCAGATTTTCTAGTTACATACCAATCGCTAGAGTTTAGTAGTCCAGCAGTTTGTTGTTTAGATATAGAAATCTTTTGAGATTTTAAACCTTTAATAACTACTTGAACTCCATCTCTTAATAATGGTTCGCCATCTTCATCAGTAGCATTAAGATCTTCTAATTGTTTAGGAGTTGCAGTTCCCCATTTTCTAATTGCTTTACCATTCTTAAATTCAAATATCTCATTAGTGTTATTGTAGTAAGATTCATCTTTAAACTTAGAAGAATCTGTTTCAATTTCATAAATACCGATTGCTTGTTTTTCTTCAGTTGTCCAAAGAGTAAATACTTGTGCAGGATATTGATTATCGTTTAAAGTAAATGGTTCTGGGTTTGCAAATACTTTTACTATTTCGTTATTAACTACAAGTGCGTACATATTATGTTATGCTAAGGTTAAGGTTTCTACCCACTTCATGCCATACTGTTCCATTATATCTAAATACAAATACATCAGCTTTAGATACAGTTGTAGTTAGTGTTGGTGCAGTATCGCCAGTAAATTCATAAGCTGAGTTCCAAGTTAAAGTTCTTGAACCAGTAGCATCTTGAATTACAGCAATAGAAATAAATTGTCCAGTAGCCCCATTTGTAGGTGCAGATAATGTTCTGTTTCCACCTAAAGTTAATTTACAAACTGGTTGACTAGATGCGTCCCAAGTTACAGTAGCACCATCTGTAAGTGTTGCTTCTGGAAAATATGCACCATCATTAAGTTTAATTAATCCAGTACCTTTTGTTGTAAGACTTAATCCTATATTTGTATCTCCACCAGTCGCAGATAAATCTGGTGAGTTTCCAGTAGCTGAGTTTGTAATTGATATTTCATTTACTGCTGAAGCTGTCTTTACGAATTTAATATATTCATTTCCTGAATCATCTGCGATTGCTTTGGCAGTTGGTAATCTGATGTCTTGTGTAGAATTAATTGAAGAATCTGTAAGTGTTAAAACTGTTCCAGTAGCAGTAGTTGATAGACCAGTAATTGAAACTGTTGAATCTAACCAATTTACTGTGTTACCTACATGGTCAATAGTTGCTAGTGATATATCATCAGCACCATCATAATATTTTAAAGTAGGTGCAGTAGAAGTTGTTGTATCTAACCAAAGAGAATTTGCGACAGCAGAAGCTGGTCTTGATGTTCCTGAGTTTAATGTATTGATTGCCGAAAGTACGTTGTTTAAATCTGTTCTAAATGCAGAGAAACCCTGATTTGCTATGTTATAATCTGAATGTTGTGCCATATTCTATCTAATATCTTAATCAATAACCTTTTGCAAGGAAGTCAAAATTTTTACTTATTGCAGTTCCACCACTATTTCTAAAAGTTATACCAAAACTTGAAATTGTTTTACTTGTTATATCGTAATAATTTCCAGTTCCCAAACTTTGAGCAGTAATTCCAACAGCATAGTTAGCAGAATAAAATGGATTTGTAAATGTTACTGTGTATGTTCCAGCACCTGAAGTTAAATCATTTCCACTAAATATTCTATCTGGTGCATCAATACTTACAGATAAAGCACTAATAACTGGAGTAGAACTTAAATCAAATGAACTAAGGGTTAATCTAAATTTATAATACCTTGCTGTGTAATCTCCAACAACGAAGTTTCTAAATGATGTGTATGTGATGTTATCATCAGATAAAGCGATCTCTAAATGTGCATTACAATTAGCAGGGGTATCTCCGTCAAAGTTAGAACCTGCATCATCAAAATTTCCAGTTCTCGCATCAAACAAATCATCTAAGTTATCAGAACTTTGTGTAATAGATGCAGTTACTCTTGTTGTATAAACTCCACCTATATCTACTGGGTTTGCGAATAAATAAGTACCTTCAGAATATAAATCTAAAGCAGTTAAACCAGAATCAAAAAATCCAGTTGCATCATCTATGTTTCCTATTGCACTATCAAACAATTCAGAAGAATCTAATCTTAAATTATCATCATCATCTACAAATACATTAGTTTTAGTTCCTAAAAATGTAGGAGATTCAGTTTGTGTTGCAACAGCATTATAGTTTCCTATTGCCACAACATTCGTAGCTATAATTGTTTCGTTAGAAGATAAGTTTCCATTTTTATCTACTGCTTTAATTAAATAAGAACCTACTCTTGCAGGAACTGTTACTGAAGTAGCTGGTCTTGCAACTTTTTCAACTAAAGAAACTGAGTTAGCCCAAGATGCACCAGTAGTTAATGTTGAAAATCTTATTTGATAATATGCGAGATCTAAGTCCGAAATTTGCGACCATGACAAATGAGCATCTCCACCAATAATATTACAAGCAAAGTCTTCAACATCTGATGGTGGTGCTATTCCCCCAATAATAGTTCTTGATGCAGAAGTATATGTAGAACTTACTCCTAAAGTATTAAATGCTTTTACTCTTACATTATAAAGAGAACCATCTACTACGTTTAATATTCTTTGAAATAATCCTTTTCCTTGTCCATGAATAATATAGTCGGTATCTGTACTTAATTTGTATTCAACTTGGTAATAATCTACAAAAGAATCAGGAGAAGCACCAATTGTCACATCTAAAGCTGTGATAACAACTCCGTCTGAGTATTGGATTAATTGATCGCTTAAAGTAACTGAAGCTGGTGCAGATACATTATTAGGATTTGGTAAAGTTGTATCAGCTATTGTTGGTGCTTGTGCTTTAGAACTCCAAGTATAAAAGTTGTCTTGATGTTCAATAAGTTTTAATGAAACTGTTGAATCTGTATTTATACTTAAACCATAAATTCTGAATAACTTAGAACTGAATCCACCAGTAGAATAAGTTAAATCAACTAAGTCTCCAATTGTTAAATTAAGTGCTTCTGAAGTACAATTTACTTCTACAGCTAAAGCATTTCTTGATCTTCTTAATACAATCTCGCAAAGTTCTTCTGCTTGATATGGATTTGTAATTCCTTGAAAACTAAAATTACCTTCTAAATTAGTTCCATTATCTTCTGCTAATAAAGTTGCATATCTATCTCCAACAGGTAAACCAGAATCATCAGCAGGTGGGAATGATACTGTATCTTCTTGCCACTCTTTATCAGGATTAACAAATGTACCTATAACTCGGTTATATTTAGTATTCTTTTTCTCACCAAATATTTTAATACCACCAATAATATTATCTGTTGTTAAACTTAATTGTGAAGTTCCAGTATTCTCAATGATTAAAAAGTATTTACCTTGTGTGTAGGTAAATATTGCTCTCATTGGATTTAATAATTCTCTTACATTGTCTATTAATTTTTGTTCAGTATCTAAAACTATATTAGTTTCAAATAAATTTATTGTTGAAACAACTTCATTTACTGCTGTGGTATCTGTATGTGATACAGCAGTTGTAGATAAAGCACCTCTTACACAACCAGTTAACGTGTTTGTAGATTTTGCTGTATAAGTGATTTTTTCACTATCAATTAAAATTGTACCACTTGTAGGGAATAAACTAGCATCAGTTAAAACAATAGAAGTTACGGAATTATTAATATTCCCATTTAAAGTAGTTGTTTTACCAGAATAAGGAGTTACTTGCGTGTCGCAAATATTTGCACTTGTTTTAAATGAATCGTAATTAGTTTCAAATGATGTATTTGGCAAATCTTTTCCGTATCTACTATTTCTTAAATAATCTAATAAGCATAAAGCTGAATTGGGAGAATAAGTCCAAGTAGAAGCAGTATCTTCTCTATGAGAACCTGTTCCACCTTTAGTAGAATCTAATCTTGGGTCGTAAATCTTTTTGCCTTTTAATGTTACTTTAACATCAGGCAAAGAACTAAATGCGTCTTGATTCCAAGTAAATTTAAAAGCAAGATAAACAACACCAGATAATTTATGATTACTTCCCCAATTTGTACTTTCATCAAGTAAAGAAGAAACTGATTGATTGTCTAAGCCATAAAAAGATTGAACTGATATTAAACTAGCACCATCTTTATAATAATTAGTATCTGAACTATTTACTGTTCTAACTGTGCCATCTGTTAATGAACCTGACCAAGTTACAAGTTTATCATTAATATAAATTTCTTCTATTGATTCAATTCCATTACCACCACCTTCACAAAGCACTCCTGCCATATAAAGATATTGATTATCTGTTCCTGAACTCTCTACAAATACTCTTGCTATACCAACTTGTCTTTTACCATACACAACTGGAATAGAAGTATTGTTAGATGCTTTATTAACCAAGATACCTTGTGCTTGTTGTTGTCCAGCAAGATTAGGTTTATTTGGTTTAGGTGCGAGTACCCAAGATATAGCTGTAGTTACAACTAATTGTACTATCGCTGATGTGATTGGATCAAAACCCATTAGATATGAAACTCCCTTTTAAATTTCATAGATCGTCTGTAGATAGTTGAGTCATCAGCTATCCTTAACCATTTTAAAGGTTGATCTACTTCTAATAAATTTCTAAAATATTCTTTAGTCCAAGACATAATCTCTCTTAGATTACTTTTAGCAACTGTTTCTATATGCCAAATATTGTTTCCTGATTTCCATTCGTTAGCTTTTAGTTTCCCAGTTGTCATAAATCTTTTTTCTACTTCATCACTTAAATATGCCCAATTAGTAAAACCCACAACTTCTCCATTAACTTGGTGCAGTTGATATTGTTCTAAATTAAAAGAAGGCAATATTGCATTTACTAAATCTTGATATTTCATTTTATCGTATCTTGGGAACTGCCTATACAGATGTATAATTTTATATAAATCAGTTATGCCTTGCCCCATTTAATATCCTTTGCTGTTTGTGAAGCATAATCAAATCCAACATCAGTTGGGAAATGTAATGCTTGAGAGTTTGTATTAGTTTTTCTTCCTTTAACTTTATCAAAATCTGCCCAATGCGAAGCAATAGAAATACTTACTACTGAATTTGTATCATCTTCTTCAATACTTAGATTTTCAATTCTTCCATCAAATAAAAGAAATGGATAATTAACTAGTGCTTGGTTCTCATCTAAGAAACCTCTATATACCCATGCTCTCTTATCCATGTAATCATTGTTTAAAAATAACGAGATAATAGTTTGATCTGCACCACCGAATTTTACTACTAAGTTGCTTACTGATACTTCAGAAGATTCTGCTGATTCTGAACTACCTAAAAATAAAGATGAAGTGTTGTAAGTGTTTCCATCAAATGTAATATTCTTATAGTGATCTGTATAATAACTTCCTGAACTTACTCCTAGATAAACAAGTTCTACTGGATTAAGTTTATTAGTTGCTAATTCTGTTATTAAAGAAGCATTGAGTGATCTAGGCATTACAATACCTCTATAAGATCAACTTCGTATTGAAAATAGTTTTCTGTGCCTACTCTAAATTCTTGAACATCATTTGTAAGACCAACAGTAAAATCTACACTAGAATAAATAAGTATTGCGTTATCTGCAACACCAGTTCTTAATGGTGGTTCAAATGTTAATGTACCTTGACCAGAACCATTAGAAGATACATCTGCAACGCACATATAAACTTTGTTTTGTCCTGTAAATCTAAAAAAATCTCCTGCTTTAAATACTCCTGATGTACTATTTGCCATTCCATCTATTGCAACTGAATTAACTCCAGCACTAATAGCACCATTAACTCTAATAACTCCTGAAGCAACTCCATTAGATGAAGCCATTGTAGCTGGTGTATATTGGAATGATTCTAATTGTGATCTTTGTTTCATTATGAAAGCTAGAATAGGTGCAAATTCTGATCTAGTCATAATTGGAAATGATAATGTTAGTTTAAATCTTTGTCCGTCAATTTGTCTTGCTTGTCGTCTGCCAGATACAGTTGTTGAAACAATAGTATTTTGTTGTGAACTTATTGAAACTGAACTTGTTGTTGGTGTTGAAGGAAATGTACCACTCATTATACTAAACTAGATTTTCCTTTCGCATTTAAAGCTTGGTTCATAATATTTACAATAGTTGATCTATTATTTAATAGCAATTCTTTTACTCCTCTTACGTCATTAGCAACAATAGTAAAATTATAATTATTAGCACCCATTCCTAAATCTTGATTTGGAATAATAGTCCCATCTGTTTTAGGAACAAATAATTCTCTACCACGTTCACCAACTGTGATTGGCATACCACCTTTAACAGCACCACCTTCAGCAAAAGAACCCATTTGTCCTGTTATGTCTCCACCACCAAATAAACTTCCTAGAGCAGAAAATATACTTCCACCACCGCCACTTCCCATTGAATTATAAAATGCTATTGCTTTTGTAATTGCTAATTTAGATAACAAAACTCCTATTTCTTTTATTTGTGCAGATATTAAATCAACTAAGATTGTTTGTGCTATTCCTTTTAAACTTGATTGTAATGATTTACCTAATACTATTGATTCAGCTATACCTCTTGAAAAATCTCCTATTGCCTTAACCATTCCTTCAGCAATATTATCAGTTACGGTTTTTGAAACTATTGTTAATTCACCAAATTTTTTAAGTATTTCGTCTAAGAATGTTAAATCTTTTTTCTTAGATTCTGGTGGAGTTATTTCATATCCCTGTTGATCTACTTTTGGTACTACAACTAGAACTTCTAATGGTTGTCCAGTAATTAAAGATTTGAATTGTTTATATTTTTGAATACCAGAATCTAATAAATTAGTAAATTTTGTCCAAGATTTTAGAACATATACGTCTATAACATCAGATAATCCTTTAAATAAATCTGTTACTGGTTTTAATAAATCTGTTAATTCTTTAAATAAATCTATTAAGAACTTTAATGTTTTGTTTGCACCATCAAAATATATTATTAAACCTTGAACAGCAGTATTAAGAGTTTCTCCAATAATAATTGCAATAGGTTTTGCAGTTTCTAATAATTGACCAAATGAATTTAATAATGTTACTAAAGAACCTTTAAATTCAGCACCAATAATATCTTGGAAGTCTAAGAATTTTTTGTTTAGTATTGATTGTGCAATAGATAAGTTATTAATTTTAGCTTCTGTTGTACCACTATATAAATCGGAAAAAGATTGCGTTAATGTATCTAAAATTAAAGTAGCATTTTTAGAATTAGAAGCAAAAGCTTGTAATGTTTCTCTTGTTACACCAAGTTTCTTTTCTAATATAGTAAATACTGGAATACCATTGTTTGCTAATTGACTTAATGATTGTAAATTTAAACCACCTTCTGTTGATTTAGCAAATAGTCTAGTTAAGTCATTTAAAGTATCTATTGGTTTTGCAGTTCTATTTGCAGTATCTAAAAATGTTTTTAATAGTTTTTCAGTTGGATTAATTCCTGAGTTATATAATGTGATAAACGAATCTGATAATTGACTAATGTCAAATTGACTTTTCTTTGATAGATCATTTAATAATCTAAATGCTTCTGCACCTGATTCAGTTGATTTAGTTATTGTTGATAATGTTGTTCTTAAATCTTCAAATCTTGAAGTTGTATTAATTATGTTTTTTAATGTTACTGAACCAATGTATGCTGTTACAGCAAATATAGCATTTTTAAATGATAAGAATGAATTTGATACATTGTCAGTCGCATTTCCTAAATTATTGATCTCTTTTTTTACATTATTTAAAGCTTTAGAAGCATTATCTATTGCATCAAGTCTTATATTTAGTTGCTGATCTGCCATGTAGTTTCTCTTTATCTGCCTTCACTTTAAAGTAAGCTATCCAATAATAAAATTCATCTTGAGTCATCAAGAGAACTTCTTCCATACTTTTTTTTAATTCATGACCCAGAGCAAGTATAGAATATAACTCCGAATCAAATCTTACTTTTTTTCAGCTTCCTCGTAAGAAACACCATTCAACATTTCTGTTGATACTCTAGCTATAACATTTGCATCAGCATTATTCAATAATGTTAGCTTGTCATCTAGCTTAAATATTTTATTTCCTTCTGAATCTTTTGCTTTTAAAACGATTGCATCTACTAATACTCCAAGATCATCATTCTTAGCACCTTTAAATAGGTTTCTTTTTTCTCCTAATGTAAATGGTGAGCAGTATATTATTAAAGGTTTGCCTTCCTCGCCCCACTCAGCTACCTCAATCTTTTTTATGCCTAAAGATTCAAACTGTGCCTTCACTCTATCTATTACGTTCATTTTTCTTCCTCTATTTAATTAATTAACTTGCTGTTGATAATGATAATGTTCCAGTTCCTTGAAAAGAAATTTCAGATTCAACTAGTCCATCAAAAGAAGCAGATACAGATTTACCAGTTACAATAGCTGTTCCTGTATAATACTTATCTCCTGCTGTAGCACCTTCAAAGTAGAATGATACTGTAATTTCAGAACCTACTGTTAAAGATATTTGTGCTGTGTCCATTTCATCCATGTATAAAGATGCAGTTCCTGTCCATGAAGTTAAACCTGTTTTATAACTTCTTGTAGAATCTCCCATTGAAGTATCTTCAATAGTATCTCCAGTTGTTTCTAAAGAATAACTTCTAAGTTCTCCTAAAGTATTAGCACCAATTTTTATCAGTCCTTCTGACCCTGTGTGTGTTGCCATTTTTTGTTCTCCTATTTGTTTATGTTAAGGTGTGCCAGATGTGTATTGATACATAACTCGCACCACCATTCTGATACCACCTATTGGGAACAAAACTCCTTCATCAGTAGAAACTTCTACCACCTGAGTTTGTTTTGCGTACCCACCTCTTGTTCTATCAGAATTTATTCTTGTTTCAATCGTAGTGATTAACTCATTACGTTTTGTGTCAATATTAGATGTTGTTCCTTTTACATACCCAACAATTACGAAATCTGCTGTTGCTTCTCTTAAAGCACTTGTAAAACTTATTGTTTGATCTGATCTAGTTTCATTTCCTGATTGTACGAAACAAGCTGGATATTGTTGTTCAGATAATTCATCAACATTAAATGGTTCTCTTGTAACTTTTTTAATAGTTATTGGAGATGTTCCAGTTGAAATTGCTGTAACTATATTAGATGCTATATCTTCTCGTTTGCTCATATTTTAGATAGTTTGTTATATTCTTTCATAAATACATTCATAATAGGTTGTTGTTCTCTTTGACCTATTGCAAAGAATTTACGTTTAGTTTGATTGCCTAATGCTTTTGTATTTTGGAATTTATTTGCAAAGTAAATAATAGCATAACTTGGATTAGACTTTTGTGTAATATTTGAAAGCATTTGACCTGAAAAATTAAGATCAGGGAATGTTGTTTGTCTCCCAGCTTTTTTTCTAAGGAAAGCATATTCAGCAGTATATTTTGGAAATGCGTTACCATCTGCACTTTGTCCTTTTGAAGTTCTTTGTTTAATTAAGAACATTAAAAACTCAGCAGTTCTTCCTAAAGCAGTTTTAACTATTTGTGGTTGTTCTCTTACTTGTCTTTCAAAGTTCTTTGCAACTTGTAAGGAATTATCTTCAACAGTTATTTTCATCTGATAAGTTGAAGTCTATGATAGGGTGCTTTTTCAGCATCTTTAATTGTATTAGAATCATCAGCATCATACTCAACACCATCTTTTAAAATAGAATCAAATTCATCTGCATACATTTGTAAATAATGTTTCATCATTACTTGAAATCTATCTGGGTTATCATTTGAATTGAATTTAGTAAGTTGTGGACAAGCATAAGAACTAATTACTTTGTAAACAGATAATCTTTTAAATTGTGAATCAGTTAATAATGTTCCGTTCATTTCCATTGTGTTTAATAATGTAATGTCTCTATAAGTTTGTTTAACATAAACTGGATACCATTTAATTCTTAAATCTCTTTCAATATCTGCTCTTGCTAATGCGTGATAATCGTTTGGTGATGTAAATGATGATATTCCGAAACCTAAAATGTCTGGTTGGTATACTTGTAAATCTGTGTCTGTTGAAAAATTTGCCATTTGTTAATCCTTTATAATATATTTTCTTCTTATTTTTCTTGGAGTTACCTTAGCAAATATTTCTGCTTCAGTCATTCCTAGTTCTTTGTCAAATCCGTAATGTGCTTTTGATGAATGTTTAAATCTATCTACTAACACATAGCGATAAACATAATCCTTAGTCTTTAAATGTAAAACTGTCTTTGGACTGTCTATCTTTTTCATTGTAATTGGTGGGAGATTTTACTCCCCCACCAAAAGCATTAATTAAAATGCCGCATCTGTTGTGATTGCTACACCGAAAGATTCTTTTACTACTGCTTTACCGTAAACGATAGAAGCAACAATCTCAGTTGCTCTTAGAGACGCATCTCTTTGAGTTTCAACTTTGAAATCTTCTTTCATAGCTAGTCCGATAGACGCAGGGTGAAATACTCCACCGATTGAATCATCAGAACCATCTATTGCAAGGTTAGCATTTTCAAATACATCAATACCAGCGATTCTGCCGATATATCCGTTTCTTAATGCTTCGTTACCGATTTCAGAAATTGCAGTTGCAGTTCCTGCGTAACCAGCTTGTGTTAAAGTCTTTTTCAAATTGAAAAGTGCTTTAGGGTGAAACACAGCATAGTAAGGTGCAGGTACAGATAATGTTCTTAACTGTGCTTGTGCTTTGAAAAGCAAATCAGCAGTTAATTCTGTTCCAGCAGCACCACCAGTGTTTGTTGTAAAGCTAGAGAATAGACCACATAAATCTGTGTCTACTTTTTTAGCAATCGCTTCACCGAATAATTTTCCAATATCAGCACCAACATTTCTAGAAGCTGAACTAGCACCTAAATCTGTAAGAGTTGTCATAACACCGATTTCAGAAGCTGTAATAGTTGCTGAAGTTGGGTTTACTGCTGTATTAGATAGATCAGTTGCTTCGTTTACTGCCGCCGCACTAATCGCTGGGTAAACTGGCACTTCTGCCACTTTTCCCGAACCCATTAAAGGGTATAGAGTAACAAGAGGTCTCATCACAGATGTTTCTTGGAATGTGAAAATCGCTTCTTGTGTTATATTTGTATATAGTTCACTTAATGTTGAACTTGTTGTTTCATTAGCCATTGTTTTATTTTAGTTATTGTTAGTTGTTATTTTCATTTTTAATAAACCCTGATCTCGTTGTTTCCTCATTTCAGCATAAATTTTTCTGTCACTTGGATTACTTAAATCAAGATCACCTATTTTTAATTGCTTAGGAGATGCACCACCAATCTTGCTTTGTGAACCACTACCACTTTGAGTAGCCATCACATGATGAGGATTGTTTTTTAAATATTCGTTTACCAAATCATTAACTGACATTGGTTCACCTTTTTCTGAATATCTAGGAGTTCCATCTTCGTTGATAACTTCAACAGAACCTTGATCGTTTAGTCTAACATTATTTCTAAGTAACTGTTTAACTTCTGCTGGTTTAACAGCTTTCAGTCCACTAGCTACATTGACTAATGTTTCGTCTATACGAATCCTTTTT